TTTCCACTGAAGTATTCGTAACGTTCATGTCTAATATTTTTTCTCTGTTGTTCCGCTTTCTTTCTCATTAGAAAGATGGTATTATACATTTCAAAGTACTTCGCATGAAGTGAGGGAATGTTTGTAGACTCTGTATGAAGGTTATCCATATCAATTTTAGAGTCTTTCTCCCACATCTCTTGAAGTTTATCAAGATCAATCATAGAGGAGTTCCTTCCAAATCAGTTATTTCGTATATAGTATACTTGAATTGAACGTCTGCTGTAAAGTACTCAACATCAGTTTGAGAAGCGTCAAAGTTTAAAGTTGACAATGTTACTGGGAAGAGATCTCTGAACTTAACAATAAAGTTCGGTCTCTGATTGCTTCCAAGAACTGTTAAAGTACCATCAGAATATATGTCCATCAAACCAGACTTTGTTGTGTCCATCCTTTCATTTTCATCTTGTAGATCAAATATTTCTTTTAAACTATCTGGAAAACCTAGTCCACGAATCCAATTTTGGATTTGCATATAGTTTGATAAGTCTTCGTCAACTAAAAATCTTAGAGAAAAATCTTCAAATATAATTTTATCTCCAGGAACATCAATATCTTTCAAGTATGTTGATTGAACTGCAACACCAAGATCCATAGATGGAATGTTAGCAGAATTGCTAAAAAATGCCACCTTTGGTGCTCTATTCAAAGTAAACTTAAAACCAGTTGGTGATAGAAAATTTCTATTTTTTACCTGGTTTGAGTATATGTTTGTTGCCATTTTATACTTTTTTGACTATTTATCTGAAGACATAAAAAAAGAGGGGATTTTACCCCTCTCTAAAAAAATAGTTTAAAAGAACATTGGTTTGACACTCCGTTAGTCTAACATCGACCGACATATTCTTTTACATGTTGACTGGTCTTCATCACATTCAATCAAACAATGATAATAGTCGTTTATGAGATCTGATTCATCCATACTCCTATCTAAAGTTTTTTCTAATCTCATAACGCTCTGTTTCCATCCTGCTAGTTGATTATGCGATAAAAGATTATGCATAGTACCTCCAAAAAAAATATTACATACTAAAATTTCGCACTCAGTTTGGTCAGTTTCAGGTCACTTGATTTACCTCTCTATTCTATTATTATATAGCACATATGTGCCGATTTATACACAATCAAGAAACAAAAATTTATGCCTACTTATCAAAAGAAGTTGATTTTAGAGATTCTTTAAAAGAATCTCTCATTTTTTTAAATCTTGATATATCATCTAGTCTTTCAAGTGGATGGCATCTGTAGCAGTCTCTATATATTTCTTCACCTTGTATCCATCCAACAGGTGGAAGTGGATGTGGTACTTTTCTTATTACTGGGTTTACTTGGGAAGTTGTTGTCCTGAAGTTCATCGCTCCATTCTCTGCCCACCATTCATGCTTTACCCAAGGAACCCATACTCTATGTTCAACATATTCTAATTGAGATGGAGGGATTACCGGAGGAGGTAATGCGAATTCCATTGGTGGAATGTGTCTGTATACTGGTGGTGCGTATTCCATAGTTATCCAATCCAAGCGAAAAAAAAGGGAGACCCGAAGGTCTCCCGTAGAAGTATGTGAACAAGTTGGATCACATGAGGTTCTTAACAGCAACGCGACGATAGTAGCGGTTTGCATTGACCTTGAGACGACCCAGACCTTGGTTGTCGGTATTTCCTTCAGCGAAGGGGTTAGCAACAATACCATAGCGGGTCTTGAAGCCAATCTTAGGCTGGAAGGAGTTCTCTCCAACGGCACGAACCATCTGGAGGGGAACATATGGGCAATAGAACAGACCTGCGTCATAGGGCGAAGAACCCTTATAACCAACGACATAATAC